CCAGATCGACACCACAGCGGGCATCGCCAAGCGCAGCGTCGCAACTCGATTGATAGGTCCGCCCGACCGTCTGGCCCAGAACATGGGCCAGCGAGCGCACCTCGGCGACAAAGGCGAGCCGCCCACGCCGAATTTGACCAATGGCGCCGCGCCGCATCAGCACGCGCTGGGCGGTGTCGACCCAGTTCACCCGCCAGAGTTCCACCGCCGCGTTGTCCCAGCGACCATCGAGAATGTCGGTCTCGGTAATACGATCCGAGGTCAGCACCCCCTCCGCATCCTGCGCGTCCACCGAGAGGTCGGAGCCGGAACGGACCTCGGAGGCGGCAAAACCGCTTTCCGGTTCAAAAGCCGTGTCCTCGAACACCAGCGTCTGGTCATGGTCAGTGAAACCGAGCGTCACACCGTCCGCACGGGCGATCCGCCAGCACCAGGACAGCGTCGTCGTGCCCTCGATGAGATGGGCTTGTAGTTCGGGGGGGAGGGTTTTCATCAGCGTGGCACCGGAATGGAAATGACGATCACGCCGGGACCAGCGTGATGCCCACATCGGTGGCATCGATCACCGGCGCGTAGGAGGCGTCGTGAGTGACGGTCAGCGCGCCGGAACAGGTTCCGATCTGGCGAAACACTTGTGGCGTCGTCGAGGTAAGGCCGTTAATCGTTATATCCCCTGAGATACCCGTGGTGCGGGTTGCGCGGATACCGCGCTCGCCGCCGGTCTGGACGCAATCGGTGATGGTCAGACCCGCGACGTCTTCAAAATGCCAGGCATAGTGGAACTGCTGGGTGTGGATCGCAGCGAGGTTGATGTTGTCCAGAACCAGATCCTCGATCCAGAACAGACGGAAGTTCAGGATGCCCGCCGCGACGATCGTGCCAAGCCCGGTGCCGCCCACAGTCCAGTTTTCCAGCGTCAGGCGTTTGACGTGGATGCTGTCGGAGGTGTTGTCGACTTCCGTCAAGCGGTCGCGCACATCATCGGCGGTGACGTTGCGAATGATGATGTCGGAGGAATGAAGGCTCGGGTGGCGGCTGTTCCTGCCGATCGACAGGATCCGATCAATGTCATCGCAATCCAGCCCATCGACGGTGACATTGCGCGAGCCCGGCACGATGCTGATCGCATTGCCGCGATAGCCGGTGACGGTGTTGTTCAGAACCTGTATGTCCTCATCAAACCAGAACTTGTTGTTGCCGATCCGGATCGCGTCGGGCCGCCCGCCGAGATCGGGCGAGAGCAACAGCCCGTCGTTCGAGATCGTGTTGTTGCGAATGATCACTCCCTTGTTCCAGCTGCCGTGGGTGTCGAGGCTGCTCGAGGTGTCGTCGCGCACGTTGTTGTGCTCAACGATGCAGCCCGCCGTGGTGCTCCACAGCTCGATGGAATGGCGGCATTTCTCGATGTCGGTGTGCGAGACGATGGTGTTCCGCTCGCCCCGGCGCAGGGAGACGCCATAGCCTTCACCAGCTGTGATGCTGCCGCCTTGGGCGATGGTCAGCCGGGTGATCAGGTTGCCCGCCCCGGTGTCGGAGCGCACCGCCTGGCCGATCCGGCGCACTGCAAGGCTGCGCGCCGGATCGGTGTCGAACGCGGCATCGCTGATGGTGCAATTCACGCAATACCGCGCCCAGATATACTGATGCTCCCATGCTTCGGCGGAACTCCCATCCTCCTGACCAAGGAACTGCCCGCCCCTGATCGTGACATTCTCGATCGGGTCGATCTTGACGCAGGCGGCGTTCCAGGCGGTCAGCTTGTTCTTGCCCAGTGGTTCGGCCAGCGTCAGCGTGTTGCCGGTAATCTCGGTGATGCGGTGGATTTCCTCGTTGATCAGGATGTCGCCAAAGTCTTGCCCCGGATCGAGGATTGCGCCGAGCGTGCCTGCAAACTGGTTGCCGGTTGGGGTCGGGATCTCAGACGTCGAGAGATACACCCAATCGCCGACGGCAAGACCCCCGGCATCTACCAGCGCGATCTGCGTCGTGCCTGTCGCCGCATCTGCCGAGAGCAATGAGCCGACCAGCAGGGTGACGGTGGAGGGATCGTCCGTCTCGCCCGGATAGTCGAGGGGGTTGGACACCGGCACGCTGATTGTCAGAGGCCGCGACAGGGTCAGGGTGCGTCCGCTGACTGAGGAGATATAGATGATCTCGCGGCTTTCGCCCGGGTGGTAATCCGGGGCCGTCGCGTTGGTGCGCACCACGGCGATAGACCCGGGACCGGCGGTGGCGAGGAACGTCGTGGTGTCAGTATCATCCTTCAGGGTCAGCTGGGAGGCACCGATCGCCGCCGCCGTACCGACGGATGGCGGTGACTCAGACGGTGCCTCGACGACCTCGCCCCAAAGATGGAGCTGACCCCAATAGGTGCTGTCCTTGCCCCGCTCCACGATGGTATTGGCCAGATCCAGAGTCCAGTTGGTCAGCACCGAGCGTGGTGGTGGTTGCATGCGACCCCGCAGATGCATCGCGCCGGTGGGGCTTTCGAGGACAAGCACCGCCCCGTCCGGCTGCAGCTCTGGCAAGACGCTGCGCAGGAAGAACTCGAGCGGTACCTCGGCGGGTTGGGTGCTGCTGGTGCCCCAGCCGGTCCAGTCGGCGCCACCCAGCAGAGCGCTATGATCCGTGAACACATCGTCCCAGGTGAAGGTCACCGGTTCGGGTTCTGGTTCTGGCGCTGGAATCACAACCGCAACCGGGATCCGGATTTCCACCAGCGGCACCGAAGTAATCGAGCCCAGCCGCTCGATGTCGAGGGTCACGTCGAGCATGTCGCTGTCGAACCGCACAGGGACGTCGAAGGCATAACCAGCGGTTACCGCGACGCCCAGCGCTGGTGCGGTGATGAACATGATGACGCCGCTCGTTGCGTCCACAGTCCATCCCGTCGGCTGCTCTGCGCTATTCAGCGCGATGCGCACGCTGCCCACGACCGGTTTCGTGATGGCGCGCGTCCAGGATTGCGCGCCAGAGGTGTAGCGCTTCAGCAACTGAAAGGTCGTCGTTGTGCCGTCCCCAGTGCCGATCTGCTGATCCATCGCGTTTACGACCTGTGATGGCAGACAGGATTTGTAATCCGACCAATCCTTGAACCGGAAGCCGTGCAGCCGCCCGTTGCGCGATTCAAAGAAGGCGACGACCGCCGCCAGATCATCGGCGCGGCGGATCCCGTAAGCGACATCATAGCGCCGCCGCGAATTGGCCCAGCTGGCGTTGCGCTCCTCGCTGCCGGACGCCAGTTCGACGATCTGAGTGCGCCGTTCTGGCCCGCCGCGCGCACCGCGGCTGATGTCGTCCGGAAATCTGATTTCGTGAAACGCCATCACATGCCTCTCCGCCCAAGAGCCACAGCGCGGGCAATATCTGCCGCGACCTGCGTGCGGGATTGCCGGAGGCTTTCGGCATCGCGGGCCATGATGGTGACATTCACTGTTTGGGCGCAGCCTGGCTGGCCGTACCCCGCAACCTCACGCCGCGACAAAACCCGCTCGCCCCGTTGCAGGATCGCAGGCACCTCGTCGGGTTTTATGCCCGCCCAACCACCGGAATGCATGCGCGGAGCCCCTGCAAACGCCAAGGCCGGAACCATCCGGCCCGGACCCGGCGCTCCGACGATCCCACCCGCATGCAGGACATTTGCAAAGATGCCGCCCGCTTTGCCCCCGAAATTGCCAAGCGCGCCCGACAACGCGTTGGCAATCGGCGCGAGGATGAACTTCTTTGCGCCGATCCGCGCAAGATCGGCAATCAGCGAGGTGACCAGATCGCGGAAGTCCAACTTGCCGGTCTTCACGAACTGGGCAACGGCGTTCTCGGCTGACTGGAATGCGCCCACGAGAGCAGCGCCGATATCGCCACCGATTTCTTGCGCCTTGCTGGCATAATCCGACAGCGCCGTGGTGACTGCCTTCCAGCCGGTCACCGCCTCCTTGGCATCGGGTTTCGCAGCTGCAGCGGCCTTCGCTGCTGCGGTACCGGCTTTTTTGGCGGCACTTCCAGCACCATACAGCGCCGTCTCGAACTGCTCCGCTGCCATGGTGGCATCGCTCAGGGCGTTGGCGCCATCCTCCCCGGCGCCCCGCACCGCATCCTTCAGCGCCTGCCAGCTGGCCAGCGGCGCGCGGGTACTCTCGGCCAGATCGCGCGCGGTTTCCCGATAACCGTTGGCAGCTTCCATTGCCCGGTTCGCCGCCTCGCTCAGCCCGAGATCGGGCGCGGTCAACGGGTTGTCCTCAAACGCGCGATCAAAGGCGGCTTGCGCTGCCGTCGTCGCAGCTGTCGCCGCGCCTTCGAACCGGTTCTCGATCTGCCCCAGCTCAAGATCGGGGATGATCGTGATGCGCCGCTCTGATCCGAGCGCCTCCAGCCCGGCATTGATCCCACCGATAAAGCCGTTGATCCGCGAGACCACGCCATTCAGCATTGCCTCAACGCCCTGGATCAGGCTGTTGGCCGCCTGAAACGCCAGATCACCGATGGCGGCAGGCAACAGGCCCCAGATCGCCTTGATTGACCCATATGCACCCTCGAACGTGTTCACCGCCGTGTTGCCAAAGCCTACGACACTTTCGATGGCGCTTTGGATCGCCGACGCGGCATCCGCCTTGAAGCCAAAGAACATCGACTTGGCCAGCGCCCCCGCTGCCATCGCCCCAATGCCAATGCGCTCCCAAACCTCGGTCGCGAGATCCTTCAGCAGCGACATCGCCGCTCCAAAGCCGCCTGCGCCGGAAACAAGGCGGGTGAACTGATAGACTAACTCGCCCGCGCCGACGATCAGCGCGCCGATACCGGTGCGGATCAGGGCGCCACGCAGAAACCCCCACGCCGTTGCGAGACCGCGCACTGAGAGCGCCGCTGCTGCCATGCCCACCACCCACCGCCCGGCCATTACACCGGCGAACGTGGCGGCATAGGTGGTCAGACGACCGATGTTGTCGAACAACGCCTTGATTGCGATGCCGAGCGGCCCGGTGCGGCTGGCCACGGCGGCCATCGCATTGGCGACCGCCTCCAGCGCCGGGGCCGCTGCGACCGCCAGCTGGTTCGACACACCGCGCCAGATCAACCCGAGCCGCGAGATCGCATCGTTGGTCCGTTCGATCTGATCGGCGTCCTGATCTGAAACGACAACGCCAAAGGCCAGAACATCCTCGGTCGCCTGGCGCAGGGTTGCCGTGTCAATTCGGGTGAACACGAGCGCAGCGCGGTCGCCGAAGAGTTGCGAGGCCACTGCCGCGCGCTCGGCTTCGGGAACGTACTGTTCGAGGGCCTGCTGAATGGCCGCGATCCGCTGGTCCAGCGGCAGGCGCTGCAACTCCTCAGCCGAAAGCCGCAAACGGTCGAGGGCATCGACGGCGGGCCCGGTTCCCGACGCGGCTTGGCTCAGCCGCCGCGTCAGTTGCACCGTGGCCTGTTCAACCTGACCCATGGATACGCCCGCCAGATCGCCCGCGCGTTCCAGCACCTGAATGCTGGCGACCGTGGTGCCCAGCGATTGCGCCATCTTGGCCTGCGCATCAACGGTCTGCAGCCCCGAGCGGATCATCGCCACGCCCGCCGCCGCCAGCGCCGCTGTGGCCGCCGCAGCTGCCACCGTCGCACGACGCGCAAAAGCGGCAACGCGGGCATTGGCCATGTCCATCTCGCGCGACAACCGGCCAAACCCGCGCGCCCCAGCCTCACCGACACCTTCCAACTCCGCGCGCACTTGCCGTCCGCCCACCGCCGCGAGGCGGACGCTAACCCGTTTTTCCGCCATGG